AAAAAGATTATTTGAGGAGGGAATTCATCCATGATCAAAGTTCTTTGTATTTAAAAGTTGTAAAAGGTAAATTGATATTTAAAAATATACTGCCGGAAAGGGAATAGACTACAGAAATGACTATAGCCGATATTGAAAAGAAATTAGGTTATAAGGTTAAACTTGTTAGTGAGCATTGTAAAAATATCTAATAAATTGTGAGGAAAGAATAAAAAAGGAGGATAACTTTTATATGTCAGAAGAAGAGATGATTGAACGAATCAAATGTGAATGCTTCAGCGGCGAATCAGAAAAAGATCATGAAAGAGCAGATTATATTCTCTGCGATATTCTTAGGCTGCTTGGCTACGAAAAACTTGTAGATACGTACGAATCTGTTAGTAGATGGTACGCGTAGTAAACATCTTCCTTTATAGAAAACAAAAGGAGGAAATTTATTATGACAGATTACGGATATTTATTCAGTACAGCATTACATGAAAAATTGAAAGAAAAAATATACGCAGGAGTATTTGTTAAAAGCACAGACAATGATGAGTTAGAAGTTGTTATAGCGCGAAAAAGCGAAGGATTAACTTTCAAGACTGTCATTAACGATTTATCTGACAAACTTTTGCATGGATATTCAACAGAGTATGCTGCTTATGAGATACTTGAAAAGTACCGTAAATATATAATAAACAGATATTTTGTTTAATTTATAAAAGGAGGGCTTTATGTTATGCCTTCTTTTTTTTTTTAGTTAATTTAAATACTGCAAGAAAGGAGAGTATTTTTTATGGATTGTAATGGTTGCAAATTTCAGAATTCTCCAAAATCTAAAGAACCATGTTTTAATTGCACAGATGGAACTTTATGGTGGCCTGAGTCTGCAAACGATGAGGGTGCTTTGAGAAATTTTATTAATACATTAACTGATGAACAAATCACTTTATTAAAACAAATTGTAATAGGGGATGATATGTAAATGTGTAATGACTATAAAGAAGTGTATTTTGATCAATATTGTGGCACTTGCGAATTTAAGAAATTAACAGAAGATGATGAAATTTGCAGTTATTGTTTAGATAATCCAGTAAATTTAAATTCTCATAAACCAGTGAATTATAAGCCTAGTAAAAAACAAAGGGGATAATATGTTTAATTATTTTAGTTTTGCAGTTTTGATATTTTTTATTTACTTATTATTATATTCGATTATTGATCGAATATGCAAATGCATAGAAAGATGTTCGTATACGAAATACGGAGCAAATAATGATAAATTCATAGAAAAGGAGAAATAATATGTCTGAAGAAAATATAGCTCTTATAGTAATTGTCGTGTTGTCAATTTGTGTATTATTAATCGTTGGATATATGGCGCTTATTGCCTACGATGTATATAGTAATCTCGATAAAACCATGCAGAATAAAATCGAAGAAATATCTAGTGACGATATAGACAGCACAAATACACGCTAAATTTACATGGCTCTTTATAGAATAAAGAATAGGAGGAATTTAGTTATGACTAGAGAACAAATGTATTTTATGAAGCAAAGACTTATGGGGATTATCACAATTGTACTATCGATCGTGTTCTCTCTGTTAATTGATAATTATTGCAGCGAGATATGGACGATATGTGTGTTGGCTATTCCGATGGGATTGCTGTTTATATTTACAAAAGAAATGTTACTTGTTAATGACTATTACTTGAGAATTAAGGAAAGGAAGACGGGAGCTCGATAAGTTCGGGCTCTTTTTTCTTTTGGAGGATTGATATTTTATGATTAGATTAAATGTAAAAGAATATTGTCATAATTGTCAAGATTTTGAACCAGAAACCAATGTTGTAGCTTATTATGGCAATCGAAAAAAATTTTTTGACACCGAAGTATCGTGTAAAGATAGATGTAGATGCGAGAATATTAAAGATTACATAGAAGAGGAGATTAAAAATGATAAAGATTGAAAATGTAGTGATACCAAATACGGAACAGTGGGAGGCTGTGATTCGTGGAATGCGGAATCCGTTGAATTCATGGGAAAAGACTGATAGTGGAATTGGATGTGAATCTGATACTTGCAAATCTTGCCATTTTAAACCGAATTGGTGCGGAAACACATATCAGTTTAAACTCGGACCAAACGATCTTGATCTCACGATGAGGCTTAGTAATGCTGGGTCAGAACATCGAAAGTTTATGCGGATGATTACTGCGTATATGGATATAACTGCGCCATTATATTGGTGGAAGGAGTTTGATACTTATAAAGTTGGAACAGTCGCAAATAGCTGTAGCACCATGCATAAGATTCATGCGAAGGAGTTTACACTAGAGGATTTTAGTTTTGAGCATTTAAGTAGGGTATCATTATCCGTTCTTAATAATGTTATAGAACAATTGAACTGGTGTCGTGATTCTTATTTAGAGACTAAGGATAAAGGATGCTGGTGGCAGATGATTCAACTTCTACCGAGTAGTTATAACCAGAGGCGCACTGTAATGCTTAACTATGAGGTTCTAACATCCATATATCATCAGAGGAAGAATCATAAACTTGATGAATGGAGAGAGTTCTGTTCATGGATCGAGGCGTTGCCATATTCAGAGCTTATCACCGGAGATAGCAAGGAGGATTGATATTTATGTCATTTACATGTAAAGATTGCACTAATAGAAGAATAGGCTGCCATTCTTCCTGCGAGAAATATTTAAAAGAGAAAGCTGATCATAATGTTTTAATGCGTTATATAAATGATACGGAAGAAATATATCGCCATACGAAAAACGAAAAATATAAAAAGTCAAATAAACAATTAAGAAAATACGGAAAATCGTATGTTTAAAAGGAGAAATATAGACATGGAAATTAATGAATATCAGAATGGTGCGTTAAGAACTATAAATAAAAAGTTATCATCTGTAGAGCAACTTCAGAATGGTCTAATGGGACTTAATGGTGAAGCTGGAGAAGCTCTTGATATTTTAAAGAAACATCTTTTTCAGGGACATGAATTAGATAAAGAACATATTGCTAAAGAACTTGGAGATGTGGCTTGGTATCTTGCCGTAAGCGCATACGCACTTGAGTATGATCTTAACAAAATCATGGAGATGAATTTAGACAAACTCAGAGCTAGATATCCTGATGGGTTTGATTCTAATTTGAGCAGGAACAGAACAGTAGGAGACATTTGATTAATGGAGGTATGTTGTGGGGAGAGCAGAATTAAGAAGATCTCAGAGAGAGCATAACAAAAAGACAGCAACATATACTCTGACAAAAGAGCAAATAGAGCAGATTAAAATAGATGCTACGGAAGAGGCTGCTAACATTGCTTTTGCTTTATTGCTAACATTACCGTTAGAAGTTTTAATGGATCACTATTGGCCGAAAACATATAACAAGAAAATCCCAGAATTTGTCAATTATATTTTGGAATATTATCGAATGTGGCAAGACGGTGAACTTAGCATGGAAGATTTGAAAAAAGATCTTTGGGAGTATGCCGGTATAAGATTAGAAGCTAAGAAAATTTGATATTTATCGTACACGGGTTACGAGAAAGGGAAATAGTATGCTATTAAACAGATGGAGAAAATATCCTAAGAGAAAACCTAAAGAGGAAGGTTGGTATCAGTGTATTGTCAAGTATGGATTTGGTGGAACAATAGAAAATCCAATAGTGCTTGATTTATATTGGTATCGATATTCGGGCAATGGCTTTATTTGGGAAGACCGTAGAAGAATCAGTGTATTCGATGGTTATAAAGTATATCTACCAAACAGGGCACCATTGGATACTAATCGTATAGACAGGGATAACGTTTGTGAAAGGATAGACGTTATAGCATGGCGAAAATTACCTAGAATACCTAAGAAATGGAGGAAGAAATTAGAAGATGAGTAAGGAGTATGATTTATATTTACAAGAGCATAGAAATAACGTAAAGAAAGGTTTTGTGTGGTTTATAGAGAACTTGCCTGAAGTGTTAGAACCGGCTGCTGATTGTTCTGATATATCGTGGCAAATTGAAATGGCTCACGATTTAAGTAAGGATAATCAGGAAGAATACGAGGCATACGACGCTTATTTTTATGGTAAAAATCGAAGTTATGAAGTAGTTCAAGATTTCAGATATGCTTGGCTTAGACATATTCATAACAATCCACATCATTGGCAGTATTGGGTGCTAATTAATGACGATCCGGATGAAGACGAAATTATTATGGATATGCCGTACAACTATATTGTTGAGATGATTTGTGACTGGTGGGCGTTTAGTTGGAAAGCCGAGAATCTTACTGAAATTTTTAAATGGTATGATACACATAAAAGCTATATGAAATTATCAGATAAGACTAGGAAAACAGTAGAAGATATTTTGCAGAAGATGCGTGAGATTATTGAACCAGAGCTATTTCATCATGGAATAAAAGGTCAGAAATGGGGTGTTAAAAATGGTCCACCATATCCTTTGAAAGATAATGGAAATCATGATAATATTGTAGAAAGAGCGATTGAGTCCGGAGAAGTTAAGAAAGAGATCAATCGTGAGAAGCAGCTAAGACATACGAAGTCTAATCATATTCCTGGACGTAGTTATTTGGATGGCGACTTAGACTTTGCTCAGGAGTTGGTTGATAGATTAAGTGGTACTGGAAGAGTATTTTTGGACTCGAATGGAGTTTGGAATCGTAAAGAAATGGTTACTAACTCTAAAATTGTTGGAACTCATGTTGATCCAATTAACAATACTGAGACAAAAACCAAAGCAGCAACGATTATTTATTCTAAAACAGGAACACATGTTTATCCGAGAAAGGAAGATGAATGAGTATGAAAATGATCGAATATTATGGCAAAAATGTTAACATTATAGCTCGAAATGGATTACATTTTTCTGGAAAGGTTACTGATTATTTCTATCCAGAAGATAATGAATCTGGAGTCGAAAGCATTGCTATTAAAGACGTTTACAGCGGTAATTATGTTGAATTTCCAGAAGAGGATATTAAGTCTATTGAAATTATGGACTGATTTTTAAGGAGAGATATCATGAATCTGAACTATTACGAAGGTAAAAATGTTAGATTAACGGATATTAACAGCAAAGTATATGAGGGGTATGCTGCTGATTATATATTCGCGGAAGATAATGAGCTAATGGAAGTAGAAGTGATTATATTAGACTATCCTATTAGAAAGAATGATGGGTACAAATATAAAAATCCGGTTGAATTTACTAGACCGGAAATTCGTTTTATTGAGGTGGTAGATTCATGATTAAATTAAGTCAAGCATTAGAAGGGGAAAGAATTCGAATTTTAAATAAAAAGGGAGAAACGTTTGAAGGGGGTGTAACTGACTATATTTATCCGGAAGATAATGATCCTGAAATTGGCTGTATATGTATCAGAGATTGTCCTCAGAGACCTGGCCAATGGATCGGGTTTAATGAGGATAACATATTATCTATTGAGATTATGGACTGACGTTCGTTTTAAAGGAGAGGTATCATGAATCTTGGCTATTATGAAGGTAAAAATGTTAGATTAACTGATATAGATGGAGAAATCTATGAAGGGTATGCATCTGATTATATATTTGCTGACAATAATGAGCCAGTGGAAGTAGAAGCTATTATATTGGATTATCCGGTTAGAAAATCAGATGGATATACATACGAAAATCCAGTCGAATTCACGTCGGAAGAAATTCTGTATATTGAGGAGATAGATTAAATTTTATTTGAGATGCTTTGAAAGGATTGATATTTATGTCAAAGACTATATTTTTAAAAAGAGAAGATTGTTATTGCAATTTGATTATTTTCTATGAAAATGTAGCTAAGAAATTATCTTTTAAAGTAACTGATGAGACTGAGTTCGATTGCCGTAAAATCTGTGTTACGAAACCTGTTCAGGAAACTATATGGGCATATTATCGGGAGCAAGAAGAAGAAGAAGTAGATTCTGATATAGCTGCATTATGGTTGTTCTGTGGACCGAAGGCTAACTTAGAGTATAAGGACAATCTGTATGTAGTAAATGTGGAATTTGGCTTCGTTTTGCCACGCTAAATAAACATCCTCTATTATGAGAAAGGAGGATTGATATTTATGAACTATTTCAGAGCAACGTGTGATAAGCAGCTCGGAATTTGTCTGAGGATGCTGTATGCCGAAGGGATTCAAGGTGTTGTTGAAGTTACAAAAAACAATAAAGGCAAGATCGAATTCCATGTGTATATAGGAGATCTGAACAAATTCGAAATGCTTAGAGAACGTTATGAAGTAATGATTTCATAATTAACCTCGATTTTGGAATTGGAGAAAGATATTTTAAAATAAAGTCTTTCTCCTTTTATTTTATTATGATAAAATTATGCAAAGGGAGGTGTATTATCAATGAAAGTTAAATGTAGAGTGGCTAGTCCGGTTAGACAGAAAGATGGTAGCTGGAAAGTAATCACAGAAGAAGTTGAAGAGGATATACCGGATTTGGGAAGGGTAACAATGCTGTGTAATAAATGCGGATTTAAAACATATCCAAAATGCATGGAGTTTTGTTCGGTTGGTAAAAAATATGCGGAAGAGCACGGACCTGTTGAGGAATAGAATGATGAACAATTTGGGATTATATTTTGAAAATCTTGAGAGAGATTTATCGAGGATGTTAGACTGTGTTAATTGGAATAATATCACGGATGAACAGGGGACGCTGCTTAAATCCATAGAAAATCATTTAAATTCGGCAAAAGAAGAGACGGGAAAGATCCTCGAGCAGCAAGATGAAAATGCGAAAATGAACAATATCAAGGAATACAAAAGAAAAATATTGAGAATGCTTGTGAGATTAAGAGACGGATTAGAATGCGGTAGAATTAGAGATACTAAAATTCTGTTGGATGATCTGATTGAAGATGTAACTGAAGATAGGAGGCAAATGTATGGAAGACAATAATAAAGAGTTTGTTGCTTATAGTAGAAAACTTTTGAGGTTTTTCAGAATGATTAAAAAGGCGATAGATGACAGAGATATAGAAAATGCAAAGATAATGCTCGATGAGCTGATTGAGGATACAAGAAAAGACATCGAAGCATAGCAGATTATTGTTGGAAAGGACTTGTGGTCGAATGACCGCGGGCCCTTTTCTTTTTGTATTGGAACTTAGTGAGAATGGGTTTGAAGATACTGAAAATGTTCGCTAAATTTACATAGGATGTTATAGAAAAAATTAAAGGAGAGATATTTATTATGAAAATTGATGAATGTTTAGAGGTATTTCGTAACGTAGAAAAAATGGGGAAGTATCTTAAAGAAGAAGGATTCGACTTTGTTATAACAGTGAGAAATATTAACCCACATGAAGATCAAGAAGAAATTATAATATCATGTAC